ATTTTTTTTCATAAATCTGCTTCATTATATAAATCTTTAATAGGAATAGCATAGCAATAAGGCCTAGAAGCTATGCCAAAGTTAGTTAAGTATTTATCGTCTGGTTTAGTAAAGTTAGGAAACCAACCCATTATTTTAAAGTTGGGGTTTTCATCTATAACTAAAACAAATTTACATTTTTTATCACTAGGTCTAATAATTAAAACATTGTTGGGTTTTTTAAATTGGGAACGAACTTCAATGTCTTTTCCTATATCCGGTTTATTGTAAGTGCTATAAGTATCACTATAACTGCCATTCCAAAAAACATTTTTCCATTTTGCAAAAGCCACTTCACAACAAGCACCGCTAATACCTAAAGCTAAAGTTTTTTCTACTGTTCCTTGATAACCATGACCAAAACTACGACCCATTTTTTGATTTTCTATAAATCTTCTACCGGCTACATCATGAGCTAATTGTACTTCGTAAGGTTCTAATTTAATTTCTATCAATTTCATCTCCCCAACTATCCCAACCTTTAACCTTTTGCCTAGCAAAGAGTTCAATTCTTGGTAAGTCGCCACATAAATTTACTATTTCATTTCTAACTATATGTGGTTTTTTGCTGTGTTCCCTACGCTTATCAATTACTAATTGTTTTACATTTTTAGAAATTCTTTTTGGACTACCTTTAGTTGCTAATAAACACATTTCAGGATTTGCCCTTGTCCAGTATCCTAAACCCATAAAAAAATTATTCATTTGATTCGTTTTAACCCATGTAAAAGCCACCGTTTTATATTTAAAACCCCATTCTTTAAGTAGTCTAAAAGATTTTTCAAGAAAAGGATCAGTAACCCACAAAAACAAAACGCAATCCACACTACAAATATCAGAAATAGGCAACTTACATATATCGTTGAACTCCATACAAGAATAATGTTTTGTTGCGTTGCGTTCTTCGCCTTTTTTAGAATAGCTTTTAAAGTAGTAAGGTGGATCGGCATAAATTATTTTATATTTTTTTTTAGGAAAACGAATCACAAACACCTATAAATTAAATTTTTAAGTGTTGGGTTCTTTGATAGAACAACCGCAAATTCTTCGGCAAGAATAGCTGTGTTTTCTTCGCCTATTTTATTTATATCTTTCTTGTTTAAATAACAAATTATATGCCAAACTTCATGGAAAAGTATTTTTCCTAGCATTAATTTAGATAAATTAGGGCTTATCGTAAGCGTTGAAATATTGGGGTCATATAAGGCCAAACAATCTTTGCATTTATCAAAGAAAACCCTTATTTTATGCCGTTTATAGCGTATTTCCTTTAGCTTCATAGTGAATCAGTATAATTTTATACTATATATAGTATGAAAAATAAATATATAAAAATTGTTGATTTATTATACAAATAGTTATACAAAATATGTATGGCCGAATCAAAGTTTATACCAATTAAAAAATGTTATTTGGATATAGGATTAGATCATACAAGCCCATCACAATTTAACAATCCGTTAGATGTCTGGGTCGCCAAGTATGTTTTATTAACACCCATAGAAAGGAAAAAGCTCCCTCCTAGTATGTCTATGGAATTTGGTGGGTTTGTAGGCCAAGCGGTTCAAGATATGAAAACTAAAAATTTAACTTTGGAAGAAGTTTATAATGGAAAAGGAAATAATAAATAACTTGAAACAAAAAATAGAAGTGTTGGAGCAACAACTTAAAGAAAAAGATCAAGTTATAGAACAAGAAGTTCGTTATAAACAAAATGAAAGAGTTAAATGTGATTTAAAGGATAAAGAAATAAATACTTTAAATGAACAATTAAAATTAAGTTTTAAAGTCTTTAACCAAATTGAAGATAAAATATTAAATATAGTAAAGGAGATATTAGCCATATATGGAAAAACAATCACAGACCAAAAAAAGCAGTAAATCTATATACGAAAAAGTTTTAGATGTAATGCAACAAGTGGGGAAAGTAGAGAAAAGTGCTAAAAAAAATGGTATGCACTTTAACCCTATTGAACATGACCAAGTTACTAAAGTAATAAGGAAAGCGTTAATAGAAAATAAATTATTAGCAATTCCTAAATACTTAAATCAAAGAACCATAGAAAATTATTTTTATACTGAATGTAATTTAACTTTAATTAATGTGGAAAACCCAAGAGAAAAAATAGAAGTAGAAGGTGCTTCAGCGTTTGCCAAAATAGATAAATACGCTACCGGTAATGCTATCTCTTACGCTACAAAATATGCTTACCTAAAAGGTTTTTGTTTAGAAACCGGCATGGATAGTGAAGATGGTTTTCCTGCACCAAAAGATTTCGTTGTTAATAGAAGAGGACTCCAAACTAAATTAAATGCGGAGCAATCTAAATTTATGAACAGCGGAGAGTATCAAAATATGTCTAAAGAAGAACAAAAAACAGCTATGGCTAATTTTGATAAAAAAAGAAAAGCCATAGACGATGCACAAGAACAAGGAGGAAATCATGGCATTGAACTCTAACCAAATAACAATTTGGAAAGATAAAAACAACATTAAGACTATTGGTACTGGTAATGTTAAAGATGATAACGGAAACTATACCAATTTTTCTTTATCTGAAGTTTATAGTAAAGACGGAAAGATGTTAGGTTTAGGTCTTAATATGCAAGTTGCTTTATATTATCCCAATGAAGCGGAAAATAAGATAGCACTTAACACAAACTATAAACAACCCATTAACATAGAACCAACTGTGGAATTGTTAAAAAGGTTTAATAAGAAAGTTAGTGTAGCATTTAAAAATCCTGGAGATGAAGAAAAAGGAAAATCTGCTAACTACAATCTTGTTTTTAACGATCCAAAGGAGTCTAAACAAGATGGAATGAAGTTCTAGTTGAATCATGATGAAGTTTGTTGTTGTTTTTCTTCACTTGCTAAATGGCGAAGTTGCACAAGCTACTTTTAGTGCTTCTTTGCCATATTGGCAAATGCAAACTTGTAATCAAATGGTGGAATCAATTACAAAGTTTGAAGAAAATCCTAACTACAAAGCAGGAAACGGCCAAACTTGGATTCATAGAAAATACAAAGACAATATTGTAGTTTTACACTATTGCAAGACAGACAAAGGACAATGGTATAATTGGCCACCTGGATTAGAAGAAGCATACATTAATGGATTAAGAAATAATATAGAATGAAACCGGCACTAGATACATTTTTTGAAGAATACGGAAAGAAGAAAGGCGTAGAACTTTTAAATTCATATTTTAAAAATATGGAGGATGATAATAAAAAAAGAACTTACGCTTCTATTATTAAACTTTCTAATGAATCTAAATTTGAATTACGCTCACCTAGATATTTAAGAGGTGTTAAACTTTGGGGAAAATCTGAGGGGTTCTTCCCTTTAAAAAATCCTAATTCCGGTATCTATAAAAATTATATAGAAAAGGAAATATGAAAAATTTTAATGAAGATAATATAAGATTTATTAACCAACTAGATAAATTATTAAAACAAAAAGAAGAAGATTATGGAAGTTTTGATAGAACTTCTTGGGTAATGACACAATTATTAGAAAATGTTTTAACCGCCCATAACGGAGTAAAGGTTAAAGTATCTATAAAAATATTTGGTATATTTATGATTATGCTTAAACTATGGCGTATTTTATCAAGTAAAAGGTATTTAAAAGATAACTTTGACGATATTGCAGGATATGATGAATTGTTAAGAAAATTAGTTATTCAGGAGGAAAAGACAAATGGAAAATAAAATACCTATGACTCCTAAATTAATGAAAGTATTGAAATATATTAAAAAATATTATACAAAACATGAGATGTCGCCCACAAGGCGAAAAATGCAGGTAGATTTAGGATATAAAAGCCCTAATTCTATATCTGTTTTGGTTGATAAATTAGTTGCTAGAGGAGATTTAGTTAAAATCGGTAGCAACAAAGCAAGGAATTTGGAGTTGAATGGCAAAGGTAAATAGTATTTGGCACTATGAAGCCTCCGTTCTAGCCAAAGAAACGATTGAAGATACAACTGTTGAAAAGGCAACACAAAAAGCACATCTTCAATCTAAACCAAGTGCAAACGCAAAGTTTGAAACCTCTGACTTTCGTTTGTTGAAGAAACAAATAAAACTAGAGGATAACGATGACGATAGAACCGAAAAAGATAAGGGATCTGGAAGTCAGAAAACAAAAGGCAGTGGATAAAATGTGGAATCATAAAAGAATGTTTTTGAAGATACAAAATACACTACCTAAATTTGACGAAAGGATCGCTAAAGAAAAGGAAAAACAACAAGCTATTTATACTTAAATAGTTAATTATACTAATAAGTGTATAAACAGCGTAGGCCATCTATCGCCTATTAGAAAGGAAACATGACTAGACAACTTTTAGACCTACAATTAAGAAAAAACATAGCAAAGAATCTTTCTTTGAAAAGAATTGAGTTAAGCAAAACTCAAACTCAAATGTCGCAAGAACTTAATGTTACATTTCAGCAAATACAGAAATTTGAACATGGTAATAATGGTTTAAGTGCAGAACAACTATTATTTTTATGTAAAAAATTTGGTTGGGATGCTAATTCTTTTGCTAAAGAACCTAAAACCCTAGACGCAACTTTTACAGATTTAATGAATGCTAAATGTCAAAAGAATAAAGTTGATATGGGTAATGTAGAACACCATGATGAAGTAGAACGAATCAAAAGTGTTGTAGATATACTTATGAATAAAGTTCGTAAGTCTTGGCAAACAACCGATATGAATATGTCAAAACATAAAAGAAAGGAATTTGATGTTCACTCCGGTTAAAGATAAAATTGATAAACTTCTTTTTTTAAATCAAGACCAACAAGAAAAGAAAGAACATTTTAGTAAAGTTTGTAAAGCTATGATTCAAAATCTATGGAATGGCCTTTGTGAAGTTCCAGGATTTGAAAAAGATAAATACGAAGAAGAAATAGAAGCGTATCATGGCTTACCTAATGTTGGAATACCGACACATGGTTTTATAGACTTGTACGGCAAATATGTTATTGAAACAAAAACCCTATGGCCTAGAAAAGGAAAAATAAAACAAGACGGAACTAGATCATGGGCTACTAAACCAATTCCTGCTCCGGAAAAAATTAGCATAGACCATTTATCACAAGTTGCTCTTTATCATGTCGCTAAAGAAAAACCTGTTTATTTGGTTTATGCTAATGA